CCACCGCTTCTACACTTTTTCCCTACACCACGCTCTTCCGATCTAGGGGTGAAATCATCAATTCAAATTCCTTCATTGGATGATACCTTAATTTGGCAGAATGGTTCAACTTGTGGTTTAACCAACGCATCAGGTGACACATCAATCACTGCAAGAGTATTGAATGTTGGAAGGATTAAAGCAGAGAAGTCATGGTGTGTTAAAGACCTTGAGACAATTTATGCTCAATTATTGCTTTCTCCGGGTTCTAACTATGAAGCATTGCCGGGTAAGATTGACCAAGCGTTCATGGAACACATCATGGGCAACCAAGGCGAGAAAGTTGAAACAGCAATTTGGCAATCTGTTAGTGGTTCAACCAATTGGCAAGATAACTTGAACAAATTTGATGGTTTAATCAAAGTAATTGGTGATGCCACAGGGCCTGTTCAAGCAAATGCATCTGCATATATTGGAACACCTGTGACTGCAATCACAAGTGCGAATGTAATCAGCGTGTTCCAAGCAGTTTATAATGCAATCCCTGTTGCTATCTTGGACAAATCAGATTTGAGAATTTTCTGCGGTGTTGATACAGCAAGATTGTTGCAAACTGCAATGATAAATACAACCACTTTTGGACAAGCAAATTTCATGCCTCCAACAGATGCACTTGGTGAATTCGTTTTGATGGGTACAAATGTAAAGGTTGTACCTGTTGCAGGTTTGAACGGAACAAACAAATTGTACGCATTACGCACTTCAAATATGTTTTTAGGTGTTGACTTAGAAAACGAAGAAGAAGAATTGAAAGTATGGTATTCACAAGACTACGATACCGTTTACATGAGAATGAAATTCAAGTTGGGTACACAAGTTGGCATCACAACTGAAATCGTTAAGTTCACTTTATAATTAATCGGGGGGAATAAAATCCCCCCATAATCATTTTTAAAATATGGCGTGTGCAATAGTTAGTGGCTATTCATTGGACTGCAAATCAGCAGTATCAGGAATCAGCAAAATATACATCACAGAATTGTCAAACATTACGGCAATAAGTGAAAATGCAAGTGGTTTTGTAACAGGAATCACCAAGTCAGCAGGGAAAAAATATTTCACTTTTGAATTAACAAGCAGAGGTGCAAACAATTTTACTCAAACAATTCAAGCAGACCCGGCAAATGGTACAGTTGCTTATGAGCAATCAATTGTTGCAAATTTTGTTCAATTGAAATATGAAACACAAGCAGTTTTGGATTTATTAATCAAGAACAGATTGTCAATCATCGTTGAATCAAAGGATGGTAAATATTGGTTGTTTGGAAAATTGAATGGAATGGAAGTCACCGCAGGTTCAGGTAATAGTGGACAAGCAATGAATGACTTTACAGGATATCAATTGACCTTTACAGGCATGGAGAAAGCATTTGCAAATGAGGTTTCTTCATCAATTATCACAGGATTGTTGTCATAGATGTTTTCATAATTAAAGGGGAAAAGGGGCATTCTTAATTGGATGCCCTTTTTTTATGGCAAATAATTTACATTTTTATATTTATTGTATATGATTAGATTAGATTTTGGATTAAATGATAATGTGATAATGACATTGACTGAAAATGTCACAATACCAAATCCAATATTTCTGCTTGAATTGACAAATCAACAAAGTCTTGATGTGAGTTATGTTGTAGTTACAGATACATCATCTTTCACACAACGATATAATAAATTACAAATATTTGTCACTAATGATGAACCAAATCCACAAACATTGGATGGAAATGTCTATTTAACAAATCCGGGTTTTTATGATTACAAAGTTTTTGAATGTTATTTCAATGCTAATTATACACAAGCATATGAATATGCAACTGTGAAAGGCAATCAATTGGAATCAGGACTTGTTTGGCTTGTTCCAACTGACCCATCATCAACACCTTACACACCTGACAACACTGATACAATAATTTATCAACCATGAGTTTTAAAGATTCAACCATATCAATTGGGTTCACCAATGACAAAGTCCCTCAATTTGTTGAACCAAAATCAAATCAAAAAATACCATATGTAAAATATGGAGAAGGCAACAATTATCCTGAATTTTTATTGACCTTATTCAACAGGTCAGCAAAGCACAATGCCATCATTACAAGCAAACAATCCTATATCAAAGGTCAAGGATGGACATTTGACCAAACAGGCATGGAAGGTGAGCAAATTGCTCTTTTAAAATCATTTGTTGACAACCCAAATGAATATGAATCATTGACTGATTTAATGTCAAAGACTTGTTTGGACAATGAAATCTTTGGTGGTTTTTATTTAAAGGGTGTAAACAATAAAAAAGGTGAATTGGCATCATTGTATCATGTTGACTATTCAAAAGTTCGTTCAAATATTGATAACACAGAATTCTATTTGTCTGAACATTGGTTGACAGAAGATGGAGTTGAAAATACAAACATCAAACCTGAAGAGGTCAAGACCTTACCTTTATATGACCCAAACCAAAAACAGGCTGAATTTATTTTTTACTATAAATCATACAGACCCGGCATCAAGACATATACATTGGGTGAATACATTGGGGCAATTCCTGCAATTATAACTGATTGTGAGATTGCAAATTTCCATAGAGCAGAGATTCAAAATTCATTCAAAGGTTCAAAGATGATTGTCTTCAAAAATGGTGTTCCAAGTGATGAAGAAATGAAAGCCACAGAACGCAGAATGAAGGCAAAATTCTCACCAACTGACCAAGCAGGTACAATGGTGATTGACTTTGTTGATGACCCATTGCGTACACCTGAAATTTTGGATTTAAGTGCAGGTGATTTTGACAAAAAATATGATGCTTTAAATAAGACAATACAAGAAGAAATATTTGTTGGTCATAAGATAGTGTCACCTATGCTTTTTGGTGTAAGAACGGAGGGTCAATTGGGTGGTAGAAATGAAATGATTGATGCATTCAACTTGTTCCAAAATACTTATGTTTCACCAAAGCAAGAAATTCAAAGAAGAGTGTTTGACATTTTTGCACCTATAAAAGGGAAGATATTCATCAAACCTGTTGACCCGGTGATGCCATCATTTAGCGAAACCACATTGATGGGAATTTTGACCAAAGATGAAATGAGAGGAATCATTGGAAGAAAACCACTTGACATCAAAGCCAATGTGAACACATCTGTGATTGATGACTTGAATGCCTTATCACCATTGGTTGCAAATAAAGTTCTTGCAACATTGACCAACAATGAAATCAGAAACATCATCAACAAACCACCTTTGGAAAATGGTGATGTAATTGGAGACACACCATCTGCATTTGCTAATTGTAAACATGAAGAGAATGATGAAAACATTGACTTTTCAATATTCCAAAAGTATGGTGAACCAATTGAAAATTTTGAATCATTGAAGGAAACCAAACAAGGTTTTTCAAGACAAGAATTTGCATTGAGTAAAATTGAAGAAGGTGTATTGGACTTAATCAAAAAAACACCAAACATTTCTGCTGATTCATTGGCAAAAATCATGGAGGTTTCAAAGACTGAAATCAAAAATATTTTGGAAGTATTAATTGCTGACAAATTAATTGATACAACAGGCAAGGAAATAGTCATCACAAGCAAAGGTCAAGACAGAAAAATCAATTCATTTGAAGACCTTTTCATCCGTTACAGATATGCATTAAGAATTGATGCACCTGCACTTGTAAAAGGTGGAAAATCAAGGGACTTTTGTCAGGCTATGATGGACAATCCAAGATATTTTTCAAGGGAAGACATAGATAAAATTTCACAAGAACTTGGTGACTTGTATGGCATACCGGATTATGATGCATTTACAAGAAGAGGTGGTTGGTATCATGACCCAAAGAAGGATGTAAACCTTCCTTATTGCAGACATATTTGGAATCAAGAATTAGTTAAAAGAGTAAAGAAATAACATGGCAAAAGTAATGTTTATAAGTGAGGCAACATTGAAGGCAGAATCAATTCTTCAGGATAATGTTGACATGAAGGTTGTCACACCAACAATTTATGATGTGCAGAATTATTTTATTTTGCCAATTTTAGGAACAAGTTTATACAAGGATATTTCAAGCGAAATTGAAGGTGGAAATGTGAGTCAAAAATATAAAGACCTTTTGGATTTGTATATACAACCAACAATGATTTGGTATTGTAGGATGGAATTACCATTGACCATCAATTACAAGTATTTCAACAAAGCAGTTGGAGTTCAAAACGCAGACAACATGAACCCGGCATCAATGGATGAAATTCAAATGTTGATGGATAGAGCCAAAAATAAGGCTGAATGGTATGCCGAAAGATTAACAAAATTCTTATTGGCAAATCAAACAACCTATCCATTGTATTTGACACAAACAAATGTTGACATTGACACCATATTTGCCAATCGTACCAATTACACATCAGGCATGGTGATAGGTGGTTCTGATTGTTGCAGAGGTTCATACAACTTTCAAAATATTGCAACAGACAAAGGTTTTTTAAATAGAGGATGTAATGACTGCAACAACTAAACCAAACAAAAAAAACATCATCAAATTGCAAAATTTTATTGCACAGAATTATGAAATACAAAAGCATCAACCAAATCATAAACATAATCAAAACAATAAGCCAAAACCATAATCAGGAGAATGGCTATATGTTTGGGGAAGAATCTGATATTTCAGCAAGATAGACCAAGAACAATATCCAATTGTTTGGTCAAATTTATTGCCAAGTTCAATAAGTGAAAGCACATTGACATTGAATGTGAATTTGTTGGTGTTAGACATCCAAAAGGCAGACCAATCAAATGAGCAAGATACATTGTCAGATACCTTTTCCATCTGTCAAGATATATGGGCAATGTTGAATT